GGCGGCGCAGGCCGCGCGGAAGGCGTCCAGGACCTCCGGCTTGAGGTCCAGGGGGAAGCGGACATAGTTTTTCCGCAGGTTTTTGATCTGTGAGCTGTATTTTGTCTCCCCCATGTTATTTGCTCCTTTGCCGCTGGACCAGGGCAAGGACCAGCTTGACCAGCCCAAAGGCGATCAGCAGATACCCAAGTGCGGTTAAAAATTCTTTCATTGTGACCTCCTTGACAGCGTTTGGTGGATTCGTTATTATGAGGGGGGGCGGGTTTCCCCGCCCCCAGTACGCGGTTACTCCATGATGTTTGCAATCAGGAGAAGCAGCGTCCCCACAGCCAAGTCCACCAGCGCTCCGACTAAGGTTTGCCGCCAGTCGATGGAGCGCTTGGTGGACTTTTTCTTTTTCGCCCTCATTGGAACCACCCCCTTACGTTGTATTTAGTATAGCATACGTACGTATAAAAGTCAAGGGTTTTTTCAGAAAAAACGGAGAAAAATCATCGCCCAGCGGGTGCTGCGCGCGGCGGCGAACAGCTGAAAAAAGCCGCCCCCGGCTGGGGGCGGCGAGGGGGCGGGGGATAGTCACTGGACGCCGAGGCGTTGACGCAGGGCCTCCTGGAATACCTGGGAGAAGTTCAGGCCCGCTTTTTCACCCAGATAATTCAGATAGCTGGGCAGAGTGACATTTTTCCGGACAGTGCGCTGGTCGTGGGCTTTGCGGTAGTCATCAAAATCGACCAGGGCGAAGGCGGCGCTCTCACCCGGCTGACAGGGGGGGAGCACGGTGGAGGGGGGCGGGATCTCCCGGCCCAGGTCCTGGAGGGTGACGCCGCACAGGCCGATGGCGTCGGAGGCCATTTCAATGGCCTCTGACAGTGTACCTCCCTCGGTGTTGACATCCAGGTCCGGGACATAGACCACATAGCCGGAGCCGGTGGGTGTGAGGATGATCGGATACGCAGATTTCATAGTACAGCCTCCTTGCGGAGGCGGGGGCCGGGCTTACAGCCCCCGCCGTTTGATGATCGCTTTTGCCAGCAGCTCATTGAGCTCCTTGTGCCGTGGGATCGGTTCAATGTCCGGGCCATTTGTGAGGATGATATGGTTCCCGCCCTCGCGGAGGACCCACCAGCCCTTGGCATAGAACCGTTTGAGCAGATCTTTTTGTTTCATTTAAATCCCCGCCTTACAATATTTATTATACACACTGAATACGCATCTGTCAAGAGGAAATCGCAAAAAGGAGGCGGGTATGTACAAGCTGATTTTGAGTGTGAACAACCTGGAGGAGGTCATGGTGTGGCCCTCGGTGCCGCCGGATTTCGGGCCGGAGCAGGCACAGCGCAACGGGACTTATGAGGGGATCAGCGGGGACTTCAACACGCTGGGCCCCATGGGCCTGTGGTCCATCCCCCTGTCCGGGGTGCTCCCGGTGGGGCGCAGGCCCCTGTATATGCCGCCGGAGGCGGTGGAGGACGGATGGCGCTATGTGGATTTCATCCGGCGCAACCAGGAGCGGCGGATCCCGTTCCGGCTCACCCTGCTGGACGGAGGCGGCGTCTGCCGGTTCAACGCGGCGTGCAGCGTGGACGAATTTGAATGGAAGGTGAAGCGGAACGGGGACATCGCCTATTCCCTCACCTTCCGGGAATACCGGTTTTTGTAGGAGGCGGAGAGCATGGGCCGGGACTATGTGGATGACCACAGATTTTACCTCTACCGGGCCGGTGGAGGGGCGGAGGACATCACCAGGTGGGTGCGCCAGCCCCAGGCCCGGGACGTGCTGGAGGCGCTGAGCGTGGAGCTGACCTTTCAGGCCCTGCGCCACGACAGCTATGACAAATACATGACCTGGCCGGGGATCCAGCCGGGGGACCAGCTGAGGGTGGTCAACCACGGGACGGAGCTGTTTGCCGGGGTGGTGCTGTCGGTGGGGCTGGACGGCAGCGTCACCGCCAACGACCAGGGCTGGTACCTCACCAAGAGCGAGATCGTCTTTCAGGCGGCCAACGCCGCGGCGGACGACGCCATCCGGCGGATGTGCGCCAAGGCTGGCATCCGGGCGGGGGACCTCCCCAGCCTGCCCACCCGGATCACGGAGGTGTGGACGGGGGACACCCCAGAGACCATCCTCCAGGACATTCTGGCGGTGTGCTCCGCGGAGACCGGGAAGCAGTACAAGCGCCGGGTGCGGGGCGGGGCGCTGTCTGTCACGGAGCTGCCCACCCAGGCCATCACGGCCTGGCACAAGCCGGCGGACAACCTGGCCCCCTTCGACGTCACCACCGCCAAAGGCCCGGTCTCCGGCCGGGACAGCATGGAGGCGCTGGTCAACTCGGTGGTCCTCACGGGAGGCCGGGGGGACAAGGTGATGGAGCTGGGCCGGGGCTACAACCCTCAGAGCGTGGCCCGGTATGGTCTGTTGCAGGCGGTGGAGCGGCTGAGCGGGGACGAGGACCCGGCCCAGGCCCGGCAGCGCATCCGGACCCTGCTGGACCAGGGGGACCGGCTGACCCAGGAGCGGACGGTGGAGGAGCTGTGGGGGACGGACGAGGTGGAGAGCGGCATCCTGCTGCGGTTTGCTCCCAACACCTTCGGAGTGGCCGGAGACCTGCGTGTGACGGAGGTGGTCCACCACTATGGGCCGTCGCACACCATGAGCGTGACCGTCCGGGACCCGGCGGTTGGACGGGCCGCCGGGAGCGCGGACGTGATCGAGGCTGGGTAGGAGGTGGAGCCGGATGAGCTGGGACTATGAGCTGGCGCGGGCCATGCAACCCCAAAAACAGGGGCCGCCCGGGCTGGAGGGGCGGGTGGTCTCCACCGCGCCCCTGACCATCTCCCTGCTGGACGGGGAGGTGATGGCGCCCCCTGCCGCCCTGGCGGTGGTGGAGGGTGCGCCGGGCTACACGGTGACGGAGCACGCCATCCAGCGGCTGCCCTGGCGGGTGGGCGACCGGGTGGCCTGCCTGTGGATGGGGAAAACCCTGGTGATATTGGGGAGATTGGAGGAGCCATGAGGAGTATTTTCCCGGAACTGCCCCAGGACATCCCCGCCCAGGCGGCGGAGACGGTGGGCAGAGTTCCGGCATTTGACGCAGACAGGGGGCGGTTCCTGCTGCGGGACGGCGCGCTGCTGGAGCGCGGCGGCGGGGAGGCGGTGAAGCAGTGGTTTGAGCTGGCTCTGCGCCAGCAGATCGACCGGATCCCCATCTACCGCACCCAGGGGGCGAAAAAATACGGCGTCCCCCGGGACCTGATCGGCGGGAAGCTGCCCCAGGGGCTGGCGGCGGCGGAGATGGAGCGGGGCGTGCGGGAGACGGCCAGCTATAACCCGGCGGTGCGGGAGATCCGGGAGCTGCGTCTGTCCCGGGAGCGGCGGACCTGCGTGGTGGAGTTTACGGCGGTGCTGCACACCGGAGAGAGCGTGGAGGTGAGTGTGGATGTCCAAAGGGGATGAGATCCTGGCCCAGATGCTGGCGGCGGTGCCGGACAGCTATCAAAAGACCATCGGATACCCCACATACGACTGGCTGGCGGGGGCTGCCATCCCCACGGCCCAGGTGAGTCTGGACCTGGAGGAGGCAAAGCGGAAGCTGGACCCGGCCAATCTGACGGGGGAGGAGCTGGACCGCTATATTGTGCCCAGGACGGGGCTGGAGCGGACTGCGGCCACCTTCGCCCGGGGCGAGGTGACGGTGACCGGGACGGGGACAGTGCCCGCCGGGACCCTGTTTGAGAGCCAGGGGGGCATCCAGTACGCCGCCACGGCCCAGGTGGAGGCGGCGGGGTCGGCAAAGGTCCCGGTACAGTGCGTGACGGCGGGGGCGGCGGGAAATTTGCCCGCCCGGACGGTGACCCTGATGCCCGTCCAGGTGGCGGGGATCGTGTCCGCCGTCAACGAGGCCCCCATGTCGGAGGGCTATGAGGCGGAGACGGACGAGGCCTATTACCAGCGGTTCCTGGTGCGGCTCCAGACCCCGCCCACCAGCGGCAACCAGTACCACTATCTCAGCTGGGCCATGGAGGCGCCCGGGGTGGGCGGCGTACAGGTCTACCCCCTGGACAGGGGGGACAACACGGTGGGGGTGGTGCTCATCGACCAATTCGGCAAGCCCGCCAGCCGGGAGCTGGTGGAACAGGTCCAGACCTACATCGATCCGGGGAGCCGGGGCCTGGGAGAGGGAGCGGCCCCCATCGGGGCGAAATGCTATGCAGCAGCGGCGGGGGAGGTCAAGGTCAACCTCTCCATGCAGGTCACAAAGGACGCGGAGACCGACCAGGAGGCGGTGACCCAGGCCATCCGAGACCGCGTGGACGCCTATCTGACGGAGATCGCTCTGGAGGCCTACCGGCCGGTGCTGGCGAAGGACCACGCCTATGAGGCCAGCTTTGCCCGCATCGGCGCGGCCATCCTGGAGGCGGCCGGCGTGGAGGATTATACCGGGCTGACGGTCAACGGCGGGACGGTCAACGTCAAGGCCGCCTCTAAGCAGGCCGCTGTGCTGGGAGAGGTGGTGGTGCGGTATGCTCCGTAACCTGCCCACGGCCTACCGCACAGATCCGTGGATCCTGGCCCTGTGCGGGGCGGTGCAGATCCTTCTGGAGGAGCTGGGCCGGGAGACGGCGGAGCTGCCGGTGCAGATCCGCCTGTCAGAGCTTACATGGCAGCTCGCGGTGGAGGAGCGGCTGGCGGGGCTGAGCCCCAGGCCGGGGGCCTCGCTGGAGGACCGGCGCTCCGCCGTCATCGCCAAGTGGCGCAGCGGCGGGCCGGTGACCCTGGCTCAGATCCAGGCGGTGGCGGACGCCTGGCGCAACGGCGTGGTGGAGGTGGGCTTTGACGGCAGCACCATCACGGTGACCTTCGTGGGGGAGCTGGGCATCCCGGAGGACTTAGACGGCCTCAAGGCCGCGCTGGAGATGACCATACCGGCCCACCTGGCCCTGCGGTATGAGTTCCGGTACCGGACCTGGGGCGAGCTGGCGGACCGGACCTGGGGGGAGCTGGCCGCGTATACCTGGGGACAGGTGCTGGAGGGGGAGATGAGAAAAGCCCCCGCGCAGGGCGGGGGCTGATGTTACATCCCATATTTTCTTCATGTGTCCTCCAGCTCGTGGGCCGTACCGCGGCCCTCGTCCATGCGCCGGGCGGCGGCCAGCAGGCGGGACTGGTTCTCCGGGGAGAAGAAGGGGTCGGCCTTGATCTCGAAGGGGATGCCGTTGTGCCGGACCAGCTGCTTGAGGAAAACGGTGGTGGCTGTGGTCATGTTCATGCCCAGCTCCGCGAGCACGGCGTCGGCCTGCTGCTTGAGAGCGTCGTCGATGCGGATGTTGATGTTTGCCATGATAATCGCCTCCTTGTACAAGTATAGTGCCATGTTGTGCGCACAATGTCAATACAAATATACAATTTTGTGATGCGGAGGGAGACCGGATGACGGAAACGACAAACTACAAACTCAAAAAGCCGGGGGCCAGCGACAATGCCCAGGTGGACGTCCTGAACGGGAACATGGACGTGATCGATCGGGAGCTGAAGCAGCGGGCCACGCTGGGCCCGGATGGGAAGGTGGATGCGGGGCAGCTGCCGGAGATGGACATCTCCAAGGCGCTGGCGGGGGCGGAACTGAAGGACCAGCCGGTGGACAACGACGGGGTGGTGATCACGGACAGCGCGGCGGAGAACGTCCCCAAGCGGGTGCTGTGGAGCCGGATCAAGGCGGCGCTGAAGGGGTATTTTGACCCGCTGTACGCCGCGAAGAGCCACTCCCACGCCTGGGGGACGGTCACGGGGAAGCCGGAGACCTTCCCGCCGGCGGCGCACAAGCACAGCGCGGCGGACGTCAGCGCGGGGACGCTGGGCGGACAGGTCCAGGCCAATGCCGGCGCGGCCGCGGCGCTGGGGACGGCCCAGGTGCGGAATATCCGGGCGGGGACGGCGGATCTGACGGCGGGATCCTCGTCCCTGGCGTCCGGTGAGATCTATCTGGTTTATGAGTGAGGTGAGTTGATGTGGCGAAGGGCGTATACATTGGCGTGAACGGTAAGGCCCGGAAGGTCAGGAAGATGTATGCGGGGGTAGAGGACCGCTATACCCTTCTGGACTATATCCAGTCCAGCGGGACGCAGTACATTGATACAGGGTTCATCCCAAACCAAAATACAAAAATAGAAATGCGGGTCCAGACTACGCAGGCCAGAGCCTGCGGGATCGCCGCCACAGACCAGAATTGGGGATCAAAGGCATTTGGCATTTGGGGAAACGCCGCCGCCTATGGCTCGGAGACCAATTCAAATGTTGCCCTGTACGGCGCAAACCCGGTCACTGTGGTCCTGGACAAAAATAAGATGTATCAGGATGGGAGCCTGCTGTGGACAGCAGGGGCTCAGGCCTTTCAATGTCCGTCCAGTTTGACATTATTTGCGCTGAACAGAAACGGAAGTATCACCGAATATACGGCGATGAAGCTGTACTCCTGTAAGCTGTATGACAACGGGATCCTTGTCCGGGATCTCAAGCCGTGCCGGAGCTCCGGCGGAGCGGTCGGCCTGTATGACGCGGTCAACGGAGCATTTTATGGCAATCAAGATACGGGAAACTTTACGGCCGGAGCGGAAACAGGAGAAACCGTAACAAGCCCAATGCCCAGGAAAATCAAACGGGGCTATATCGGGATCGGCGGCGTGGCAAGGCCGTTTTGGATCGGAGAAAAAGCGCTCGTGAGTTATGGCCCAATCATAGCGATGAGCACTGTCCGGTGCGGCCACGCAGGAGGGACGGTCGGCAATTACGCCCTGTTCGCCGGCGGGCAGGATGCGAACACATATGTATCCACTGTGGATACATACAACACAGCCCTGACACGGGGGTCTGCTCCCAACCTAAATGCTGCTGTTTGGAACCATGCTGCTGCGAGCGTGGGCGATTATGTCATATTTGCTGGCGGGAGAAATAATAATTATCAATCTACGGCCACTGCGTACAACCGATCTCTGACCAGGAGCAGCCCGTCCTCACTGAGCACGGCACGAGATGGGTTGACCTCTGCATCGGTAGGTGGATATGCCCTGTTCGCCGGAGGCAGCCGGGGGAGCGGCCCGCTGAAAACGGTAGACGCCTATAATACCTCGCTGACCAGAACCACCGTGGCAGATCTCAGCGTGGAGCGGCAGTATGCAGCTGGGGCTGGCATCAATGGGTACGCCTTGTTTTCTGGAGGGAGAGATGCCGGCTATGATGCCGTCAACTCGGTAGACGCCTATAATACCTCTCTGACCAGGTCCTCCGCAGCGAGCCTCAGCGATAAAAAATATGAGCATCAGGGAGCCACGGTCAATGGCTGCGCAGTGTTCGCAGGAGGGGAGTCCCCTGGCGCCCTGAAAACAGTGGATGTATATGATACATCGCTGACCAAAAAATCGGCGGCGCCGCTCAGCGTTGGGATGAACAACTTTGCATCCGCATCTATCGACGATTTCGCGATTTTTGCCGGAGGCCAGAATGCCAATGGGGCGGTGAATGCGTACAGCAAATCACTGACCAGATCTACGCTCACACTGAACTCTGGCGCGGTGAAACGGACCTCGTTCAGCGGCGCACGAGTCGGAGGGTATGCACTATTCTCCGGCGGCCTGCTCAACGGCACAGAAATAAACAGTGTGGAGGCGTTTACCGCACTCTAATTCAAATAGGAGGGACACCATGAAACGGTATGCAATTTGGAACAAACACGACCCAATCCTGACCCCAATCGGCGAGGTGCTGACCCCGGAACAGTGGATCGACCGCTATCCCATTGCCGGGATCGGATCGGTCACGGTTGTCTGCGGCGCAGGGGAAATCAACGGCGCGTTTTTCGGCACTCTGGGCCAGATGGTGCAGATGTATGAGGCACAGGGGGCCGACTTCTCCGCCTGCGAAACCGCAGAGGACAAGCTGGCGGTGATCGAGGCCTTTGAGGATGAAAGGAACAAGCCCAGCACGGAACCGACCGTGGAGGAGCGGACTGCGGCGGCCCTGGAGCTTATCGCCATGTCCAGTCTGCCGGACGAGACGATGTGAGGAGGAGCAGCCATGAACTTTGAGACGATCAAGCAGAACTACGACCGCAAGCTGTGGAACAAGGCGATGGTGAAGCTGGCGGTCCGCAAGGGCGTGATCACCAGGGAGCAGTACACTGAGATCACCGGCGAGGAGGCGGGTTAAGTGGAGTGGACGACTCTGGCGGTATCCGGGATGAGCCTGATCGGCACCCTGGCGGGGACCTTCGGCGGCATCCTGGTGGCCAACAAGCTGACCACCTACCGCATCGAGCAGCTGGAGCGGAAGGTCAGCGAACACAACAAAGTGGTGGAGCGCACCTACAAACTGGAGGGGCGCATGACCGAGGCGGAGCACGACATTCGAGACCTGAAGAAGGAGAGGGGGTGAGAGACATGGAACAGCTGTACAAGCGGCTGGGGAACCTGCTGACCATCAAGAGTATGGTGACGCTGATCCTGACGGCGGTGTTCGCCTGGCTGACCTGCTCCGGTGGGGTGAGCGCGGATCAGTTTCTGACCGTGTTCACCGTAGTCATTGCGTTCTATTTTGGGACGCAGACGGAGAAGAATGCCAACAAAACCAGTGTTCATTGACCAAACGACCCTATTTTGACGAATGAAAGGAGAAAACAACATGAACGCCAATTACATCTATGACATTTTCCAGACCTGTGAGGACCTGGACCTGCCCGACCTGACCGTTGCCCTGGCCCGCCACCAGGAGGGCCACCCCATCCCAGAGGGTATGACGGAGCAGGGCATTAACGAGTTCATCGGCGGCCACTACGAGGCCCTGGTGGACGCCTTCGCGGGCCACGACCGGGAAGCCTTTGCGGCCGCTGTGGCCGCCGGCGTCAAGGAGGACGAGGAGCGCGCCCAGCAGGAGGCCGGTCAGGAGGTGTGACCCCATGCTGATCTGCATTGATGCGGGGCATTGTTTGAGCACACCCGGCAAGCGGTGCCTCAAATCTATTGACCTCAATGAGACCCGAGAGTGGGTACTTAACAGCCGGGTGGCGAACAAGCTGGAGGCCATCCTGGCGGGGTACAGCTGCCAGACCATGCGGGTGGACGACGTGACCGGGCAGAGGGCCGTGACCCTGTCCCAGCGGGTGGCGGCAGCCAACCGGGCCCGGGCGGATGTGTATCTGTCCATTCACCACAATGCCGGGATCAACGGCGGCTCCGGCGGCGGGATCGTGGCCTATGTGGCCCCCAGCCATCAGAAGCAGAGTGAGGTGGTGCGGGACGCGGTGTACCGTTATACCGTGGTGGCCACTGGGCTGCGGGGCAACCGGGCGCAGCCTCTGGCGGAGCAGAGCCTGTATGTGCTCAACTATACCACCATGCCGGCCACACTGATCGAGCTGGGGTTTATGGACTCCACCACAGACACGCCCATCATCCTGACAGAGCGGTTTGCCGACGAGGCTGCGGCCGGGCTGGCGGCGGCGCTGGTGGAGGTGTATGACCTCCAGCCCAAGGGCGGCGGGCAGGTTCTGATGACTGCGGTGCAGGCGGAGGACCTGACGGTGGAACTGGTGGACAAGCCCAAGGGAGAGTGCGGCGACAACTGCGCCAATGCGGGATATTTCGCCAACTACTCCGAGGCGGGCGAGCCGTTCACGCTGCCCGTGGGGCATCTGGTGGCGGACTACAATGCCTCAGGGAAATGGACGAGGCACTACTGCCAGGAGCGCGGGCGGTTCCAGTGGGACCGGTTCACATTTGACGCTGGCCGGTGGGTCTATGCTAACCCTATGTACGGGAAGGAGATCTCCACCCTGTTGATCTCCGGCGGCAAGGCACGGGTGGAGGAGATCCGGACGGTTCCGGAGGGGACGGACTACGCCGTGTCCGGTATCCCTGTGCTCCGGGACGGGACGGCCTGTACCACCGCCCAGGCCAAGGGGCAGGGCTGGGACACCTCCCCGCTGAGGCCCACCTGGCACACGCTGGTGGGCCTCAAGGGAGACGGCATGGTGTACGTCATGGGCTGGCAGTCCAGGACCGCCAATCTGCTGGACAGCGGCGAGGCCGCCCGGGTGTTCCGGGAACTGGGCTTCGTTGATGTGCTCAAGCTGGACGGCGGCGGGAGCTACTACCAGAGCCGGGACGGGGCAGTCTCCAAAACCGCGGAAAACCGGCGGATCAACAGCGTGCTGCGCTGGAAGGCGAGAGAGGAGGAGCCGGAGTTGACGGAGGACAG